TGTAGGTGCTAACCATTCTGTTTGTGGTATGATCATTTCTTTTTAAGATCTTTCATTGTTTTAATTTCTAATTCACAATAATGAATTATCTTTTCTAAATCTTGTATGCCATTTTTATTTTTATAACGACACACATACTTTATAACGTTTCCCTGAAAAAAGGAAAGTTCATTCTTTGAAATAAATTCGTAAGGTTGAATGTGAAAGTCTTTGTAGTGACTTCCTCCTATTTGTTTATCTTGTGGAAATGAATCTTTAAATATATCTTTGTGTGTCATAGAGGGTAGGCCTTTCTTGTTTTATTTTTTAATTTAAACATGTACAAATTATTTTTTGCACGTGTGTACGCAACATACCAAACTCTATGTTCTTCATCGGCTTTGTCTTGACTTTGATTCATAGCTTTAATTATTTTATCGCCGAGATCTAAACATAGAATTACATTATCTTGTTCACCACCTTTTATAGCGTGAATTGTAGAAATCCAAATTCTTGCGGGTTCATCTAAGTCTTCTTTATTCTCAAACAAACGAACAAAATATTCTTTATCATCGCTATGTGCTAATAAAAATTCTTCAAACCAACCTTTATTTTTATTCCATTTAATATTTTTAATATAATCTTTTATGTCTTTTACTTCTTCTTCTAATAATTTTTCACCTTCACGCCATCTTTCATAATTTTTTATAGCTTTGTGTAAGGTTACTGAAATACTTTTGCCTTTATTACTTTGAAAGTATAAACCTTTTTCTATTAAAATTTCTTCTATTTTTTTTAATTTAGATACAGTCCTTGCTAATATTAACCACTTTCCTTTAGTTAGATCTATTTCATCTAAATTATATATTTCTTCAGAAACACCTTGATAATTTCTAGGGTAATAAATTTTTTGTTTTTTTATTCCTACTATATTTCCTATCGCAATTTTAGACTGGTCTTGGATAGCTTTAGATATTCTTTTAGAGTATATTAAAACTTTTTCTTTTGCAGGTTCTTTTATAAATCTACTTACGTCTGCTCCAGCCCAAGCAAAAATAGCTTGGTCATCATCACCTGCTAAATAAATATCTTTAGTTTTTGTTTTTAAAATATCGTATAGCTTCCATTGTAATGGTGATAAATCTTGAGCTTCATCTATAAATATTACATCAAACTCTGGTATTTTTTCAGGGCTATCTGTTAAATTCTTAATCATATCATTAAATTCAAAAACTTTTTTCTTTGTTTTATAATTTTTTAAATTTTTATTTATGTGATCTAGAGTTACCCAATCGACATCTTTAGGGTCATACTCTTCTAAATTATACTCTTGTTTCAATTCAACGTTTCTATTAAAAGCTCTTTGTATTATTTGAAAGTATGTGTTTTCAAAACCTAAATAAAATGATTCATCTTTATTGTAACGATCATAAAATTTTACTTGTAGGTTTAATTTTTTACCTAATTCTTCATAGTGATATGGTTGCATCACATCTTCTTGTATCATATCTAAACATTCAAAAGCTAATGCATGAAGTGTTTCAAAAGGCATTCTTTCTTTTGCTTCATCTGCAGCTTTTTTAGTAAATGCAAAGTATCCTATACGATTTAAAGGTACTCCTGTTCTTGCATAAGCTTTTGCTCTGGATATTAAACGATGTGTCTTACCTGTTCCCGGAGGACCATAGTATTTATAAATCATACTATCTGTTCTTCGCTTTCAATCTCTACTGTTTCATTAACTTCTTCTTTTTCTTCAAAAAGAAACAAAGGTATTCTAGCTACTCTAAGTGCTTTAAATGGTTTTCCATCATCATCCTTACCTGGATACCTTTTTTGTTTACCAAACATAACTCTTTTATCTTCATCTTTATCTTCATGATTAAACAATTCTCTTTCAATCATGTAAGATGTTTTTTGTGCGTCATGTTTCCACTCTTCGTTTTTTAATTTGTCTAAAAATTTATCAAAAATAAACCATGCAAAATTTTCTTCTACTAAAGGTCTACCACTTGAAAAAGACATGAAGCTTGTTGCCTGAGCCCCGTATATATGTTTCTCTAATAATTTTTTTAGTATTTCTTTAGGACTTGTACCTTCTGCAGGTTCTATAATTTCTATTTTTTCTTTACTACTTATTAACTTTAATATTTCATCAAATTGATCTTGTTTAATTGATGGTGCTACAATTAAAGCTTGTTCAAATAATACGGTTTTAAATTCATGTACTTGAGTTAGTTTATATGTATTTTTACAATGTAATTGTATTGTTTCACTTTCTTCAGCATTTTCTACAGTAACTCTCCATTCTGGATTAGGTTTGATATTTATTTTTTGTAGATTACTTAATGTTGGATAGTTTGCTTTTTCCCCTGATAATACACCAAATTTTCTTTTTACACATAATGCTTTCATACAATTTGGTTCAAGTAATGGATCAGTGCAAGTAAAACCTTTCTTTTGTTTTTCCCAATTCTTTATTTTTTGTTTTATATGATCGTCTGTCCAATGCTCATCAAAAGAAAAATACTTTCTACCTGCTTGTAATACCATTTTTTGCCAACTGTCTGTATATTTTTTCTTAGCAAAAACCATGTAGTTATATAAAAATCTATCTCTACCATCTGTAAACGTCATAATTTCTTTAGTTAATTTTTGTAAACATGGTGGACCATCTTCAAATTCCTCACCGCCACCTTTTAGTTCTGAATAAATTAAATCTTCTTTTATCTTTTTAAAATTTTTTGGATCAACTAAATTTAAACCAACTGTTTCTACAAATTTTTGAAATGTCATTTGACTACCATCTGGATCTAATGCTTTTCTATCACTACCGTTGTAAGGTAAATTAATAAAGTTACCATTAGATACTGTTCCATCACTTGATATAAGTTGTGTTTGTTTTGGAAATACTTCTGTTGCATGTGGTAGTTTGAATGCAACTAATAATTCTTCTAAAAAACTTCTTATCTCTTTTGCTTTGACCCACCCAGTGGTGAATACATATAAATGTAGTCCACCACTTTTTGATAATATGGGAATAATCGGTAGGTCTTTATCTTGGATGACATCAAGATAAAATTTTTTATCAATAGGATATTTATCTACATCTATGGCACCAAATTTTGCCATACCTTCATCAGTACAAGGTTGTATACCTATTGATTTAATTCCTTTTATGTGATCTTCGTAGTCTTGATCTGTAACAGGAGTCTTAGTCCATTCATGTTTCCATTTTTTCTTGCCTGTTACTTCGTCAATGTATCCATCATCGACTTTACAGACACCATAACTTCTTTGTAATCCTGTAAAATATTCTATGTACTCTTTCATTTGTCATCCTCATTAATTTTTAAAGGCGCCTCCAGTCTCCCTTCAGCGCCTTTTCTCGCAAGTGTTCCCTTAGGGAATTATATAATGTCTTTTGATTTAGTTTCTTCAACTTTTTCATACTCAGGTTTATTTGAACCTTGTGATACTTGTTTTTGAAACTCTTGAGCCATCATGTAT